CGTAAAATCAACACCAGATAAACAATATCGTAAGCATCCTGCTACTTTTTTAAATAACCGAGGATGGGAGGATGAGATAATACAAATCCAACCCAAGCTAAACAACCAACCTCAGCAACAAACCCGACCATCAGTACCAATAGGATAAATAATATGGATAAATGTAAAATTTGCTTAAAAACAACAGATAACATTGAGATTCATCATATAATACCTAAATCAAGAGGAGGTAGTGATGATGATAGAAATCTCATTAGGTTATGTACAAAATGTCATGGCCTTGCTCATAACGTTTCTTTTAGTGATAACAGAGGTAAGGGGCTTATAAATGAAGGTGTTACAAGAATTAAGGAACAAGATAAAATAGCTTTAGAATGGTTACATGATAATCAAAATTTAGTCGAAGAAAAAATGACGGATTTATATAATCATGATCCAGATATGCATATGCTAATGTTGATGCTAATGAACAAACATCGTTTCAGAGCCACGCATATAAAGCAATGGTACGAGTTTGGAAAAGTGACATTGAAAACAATGATAACTTTTAAATAGAGTCAATCAAATGATCTTAAAATAGAAAACCAATGAAAACAGACAGTAAAAATATATTTTGCAGTGTATCGGCTGGTTATTCTTCTGTAATGATGGCGGTTAAATTAAGCGAGTGGTATCCAGATCACAATATTATAAACGTAATGGCTAACACATCAAAAGAGCGAAAGGAAAGCCTAGAGTTTATGAATGAATGCGATAAGTATTTTAATCTTAATTTGGTTTGGCTTGAGGCAGAGTTTCACGAAAAAGGAAGGGGAGTAACTTATCAAACTGTTTCTTATCATAATCTAAAACGTAAAGGCGAAATTTTTGAAGCAGGAATTAAAAAGCTAGGAATACCGAACAAAGAAAATAAATGGTGCAATAGAGATATGAAGCTTGAAGTACTACGAAAATACGCGGATGATATTTTTGGTAAGAAAAATTATTCTGTTGCAGTTGGTTTACGCGCTGATGAAATAGACAGAATAAGAAAGGACTACAAAACAAACAACGTGTTTTATCCTTTAATGGATCGAAAAGTAAATAGTAAGGAAAGGAATAAGTTTTGGAAAAATCAGCCTATTAAGATTTTGATCCCAGCTTATAAAGGAAATTGCGATGTTTGCTTTGCCAAGTCTGACAGAAAGCTAATGACTATATTAACAGATGAACCTAATCTTGGGGATTGGTGGAAAAATATGATTGATAAATACGGATCAATACCCATTGAGGGCAAGCCAAGTTATAATGAATTAATGGAGAAAAACAATGGAATGCAGACTTTTTATAGAGGTTATAAAACTATTGAGGATTTAGTAAATATGGCTAAGCATCCTTTTGCTAAGGCAACAGACGAGTATATTTATGAAAATGATTTATTCGACTTAGAAGAAGAATGCGGCAGCGGATGTAATGTTTTTTAATTTAACCAAAACACAGAATGAACCAAGGAAGAATACCACCACAAGCCCTAGACTTTGAAGAGGCTATTTTAGGGGCTTTATTAATCGACGGACGCGCGCCTGAAAAAGTCCTCGACATACTAAGCACGGAATCATTTTACAAGCATTCGCACCAACTTATATTTAAAGCTATCCTAGAACTTTATACAGGAAATCAACCCGTTGATCTATTAAGTGTAAGCAAGCGACTAAGGGAAAAGAACGAGATACAGCAAGTCGGAACGGAAGCATATATTATCGAACTAACCAACAAGGTTAGCAGCTCCGCCCGCATTGATTACCATGCCCGCGTAGTCGTTCAAAAGTTCGTGCAAAGGCAGATAATTGAGAATAGCGCACGGTTAATAGACTTGGCCTACCAAGAGAAAAGCGATGTATTCGATCTACTCGAAACGGCCTATGCGGATTTAAACCAAGTTAGTGAGATAAGCGTGAAACCTCAAGAAGTATCAGTAAGCAGTTTAATCGACCCACAAATAGAAAAGGCTCAACAAATTTACAGAGGGGAAATAAAACCCGGTATTCCAACGCCGTTTTATAGGATGAATGCCAAAGGGATTAACTGGAGGCCGTCGGAACTTATCATACTTGCGGCTCGTCCTGGTATGGGTAAAACGGCTTTAATGCTTATGTATGCAAAACACGCGGCAAAACTTGGTTATCCTACAACCGTTTTTAGTTTAGAAATGAGCGCGGAACAATTGGTTAATAGAATGATTTCAAGCGAGGCACGATTAACGGGTGATAAATTTACCAATGTAGGACTTACTCCAATAGAGGCAGATCAAGCACATAAAGCTACTAGGGTATTCAATGAAATACCTCTTTACATTGAAGATACACCTGCTATAAGTATTGAGCTATTTAAAGTGATTGCTAAGCGTATGAAGTCAAAACTAGGTATTAAGTTTATTTTAGTTGACTATTTGCAGTTGATGGTATCTAAAGATATAAGAGGCGGCAACCGTGAGCAAGAAATAAGCAAAATAAGCAGCGGATTGAAAGCAGTAGCGAAAGAGTTAAAGATTCCTATTATTGCACTCAGTCAATTATCAAGGAAGGTCGAAGAAAGGTCAGGACATAAAAGGCCGTTATTATCGGATATTCGAGAAAGTGGAACGGTTGAACAAGATGCGGACATGGTACAATTCATTTACAGACCTGAGTACTATGGTTTTGATAATTGGGACGACTACAATGGCGCGGATTGCGCGGGGCAAGCGGAGTACATAATAGCAAAACATAGAAACGGATCCCTAGCGCGGAATTTAATAGGATGGGAGGGGAAATTCACCAACTTTTACGACTTAGAAGAACCTCAACTAAACAACCTAGACTTACCCGAAATAAGGGATGATAACCCTTTTTAGATTTATTGCTAACGCTGAGTATAAGATTTTGTACGAGGAACGATTATAAATTTTATACCGTGTTATGTATCTGTCTCATTATTAATGCACTAAGGTACATTCGAAGCACGGTAATTTTATTGTTTTTTTTAGGGAGGGTTTTTTTTTACCTTAAAATTAGGATATTAAATATATTACCCTTATATTTGGGTATAAATTAATAATTACAGATATGGAACCCATTACATTATACCACGCAACAAACGTAAACATATACGAAATCGGGACAGAAAAACAAACAATGTATTTTACTGGCAGATACGAATCAGCCAAGGCGTGGGGTGACGAACATTATGAAGATTACGACATTTTAGAAATTGAAATGCCTATTGAAGATGTTTATGAATACATTCCAGAACGTCCAATGTTTGCAATTACTGATTTTGAGCAATTAGAAGTAAAACCTGAATTAATAACAGGTAAATGTGTTCATTTTGAAGATGCTTCTGATGGTTATATAGTTAAAAATATTAACGATTACGTATTAAGATAATGATTAATTTTTACAACTGTGACAATATCGAGTTTATGAAAACTAAGACTGATAACTTTTATGATTTAGCAATTGTTGACCCGCCATATGGATTAGGAAATAAATTAGCTCATGCAGGTAATGGTAAAAATGCCCAATCAAAATTCACTGCAGACTTCAAAAGTAAAAACTGGGATAACGAAGTTCCACCGCATCAGTATTGGGCGCACCTTTTTAGGGTTAGTAAAAATCAGATTATTTGGGGCGGGAATTATTTTTTAAACTACCTACCTGCAACACGATGTTTTATAACTTGGGATAAAATGGTTTACATACCAAGCATGAGCCGTATTGAAATGGCTTGGACTTCATTTGACAGATTACCCAAGTTAGTGCAAATAAATAATAATGATTCAAACAGAATACACCTTACGCAAAAACCTGTAAAATTATATAGATGGTTGTTAAGTGAATTTGCAGAACAGGGTTTTAAAATACTTGATACGCATGGAGGTAGTTTTACACATGCAATTGCAGCCGAAATTGAAGGATACGACCTTGATATTATGGACAAAGATTTGGAATACTATAATAATGGTATTGAGCAATACAATGAATTTAATAAACAAAAACGATTATTCTAATGATTAACTGGCTAATTGAAAATAAGAAGTTCTTAAAAATAAGAGCTATTGAGCAAGAACTTGGAATGCCTGACAGTACATTAACTAAACATGTTAATGGAAGTCAAGAAATGGCTGAAAAGTGGATTGAACCACTAAATAAATTCCTAATGGGGTTGAAAAACCCAAATAGCGGTGGCAAAAAAAAAAAAACAATAAAATTACTCCC